ACCGTGTACGGGACTGCATTATTGCAGTTCCGTGCACGGACTTATCTAATTGGACGTTTAACCGACGTCCCTCGGCATGGTTTGCTATATGCAAACCACCGTGATTCCTATCTCTTCTAGTCGTAAGGCGAGGCGTACTGGAATCACATCCAGTCCGACCTACTTCTTGCTACTAGGCTTGACGTAATATTTAGAACTTAAAATTCTTCTTTGCAGGTATGACAGAATTAAACCACCTGTCGCAACCCCGACCGTTTTTACCCGTGTTGCTTATTGCAGCACAATTTAAGTCGTGTCTTTCTTAGAAGAGGCTGGTCACCTCTTTGTTTGACGATTGTACTACGCAAGTGTTGGGAGAACCACTTATTGTTCTCAAAATGTTTTATACGATTATAGTTGTACTTAACAACAAATCTTTTGCCCTTATATTTATTCAGGTTAAATCACCTTTCATATATCTCTTACTGGGCTGAGTGAGATGATAAAGAATAGGAGTATTATGTACTCTACCCTTTTGAGGCTGAAGTCTTCGGATTGTAAGTTTCGACCCCAGCGGCTTGTATCCCAAACTACTATTGTTCCCTTGTTTAGGGAGTCTCTCAGTGGACCTTCACCGGCATCACTTGAGCGCACACCAAGCGAAACAGGTTTTCGTTCAACCTCCTCCTTTATGGAGGATTTTTCCTGTAGTTCGTATAACGACTACATTTTACAGCCTCAAGGACTTTTCGAGGCTGCTGCTCATGCAAAGAGCGAGGCAGAAAGAGCCATGAAGCTGTATCAACAGTTTAACAAGGCTAAGGAAGTCTTGCACTACGAGGGATCTTCTCTTGAGGATATTTCTCAAAATGTAGTAGCACGTGTAGAGGATCTTTTATCTCTTATCGTGCTTCTTAGTGAAGTTCGTTCTGTTCATGGCCTTTTGGCTACAGTACAACTTTACGTGCGTACGCATTTTACGGCTCCTATGACACCACTCATTTGGAGTTTTGTTAAGCCACAGATTGACAAGCTTGTTGCCACTGCTGCCCGTTTGGGCGGTTTTGAACCGCAAGCTGGTTATGAAGACGATATTGACAAGACAGAAATTATTGTCAAATCGTTGCGTTCGGCTATTAAGGATTGGAAGCGTCATAGAGAAGGACCTTTCGCTAAGGCGTTTGGAGGTCTAATTTCTACTCTTGTGGCGTTTGGCGCTTTTCCCGGTTGGGAGGAGAATGCTGCTCTTGCATCGTTTCTGAAGCTATTCAAGGTTAAAACCTGGGATGTGCAAAAGGATTGTGTTAATTTTACTGACATGATGCTCGAGACCGTTACATTCTTTTTGGAGAGAGGCTATGCAGCTTATAAACTGCAAGATCTTTCTCTCTTGTTCTTCACCGACAATGATGCTCTAGAAATGGAGCGCGAGTATTCGTTACTCGTTTCGGCCCAACCGCTTCTTGATGCGGGTAAGTTGGAAGAATTGCTTGCATTTGATGAAGGCATTCGTGACGTTACCGATTATGAGGTTCGACTTGAAGCATTGATTGCCAAAGTCCATACCGCTATCGGAATGTCTAGCAAGTCTGGTGCTTCGTCCCAGCTTGCTTCGAAGTTAGTTGTACTCAAGAAGTTGAGAACTGCTTTGATTTTGGCGCAGAAGACCTCGTGTATTCGAGAGCGCCCGTTTACATTTATGGTGTATGGAGCTAGTAGTGTCGGTAAGTCCGAGATTATGGCAAAGCTTATGAAAATTTTGCTCTCTGCCAATGGTCTCCCTAGTACCAAGGAGTTTGTTTGCACCCTTAACGGGGATGACAAGTTTGCTTCTGAATATAAGACTTACCATAATGGGGTGATTATCGACGATTTTGGCAATACCAAAGCCGAGCACTACGACGGTAACCCCTGTGCCCAAATTATCAACTTTGCTAATAACATGCCAATTGCGGTATTAAAGGCAGATGTTGAATCTAAGGGTGTTGTTTATTTCCTAGCTAAGATGTTGGGAGTTACCACGAACGTTAAACACCTTATGGCTCATTTATTCTCTAACGAACCAGTTTCAATTCTCCGACGATTCGATTTCGTGCTTGATGTTCGCTTGCGACCTGAGTATGTTGACCCTGAAACCGGAGGTCTTGATGGCACTAAGATGCATAAATTCATTGAAGATGCCTGGTTAATTAATCTTCAGACCGTTAAGATTATGCGTGACGGAAAGAAAAGGGGAGTAGATGATTATGAGTTTAAGACCATTCTTAAAGATGCTTCTTTCGAGGAAGTTATCTCTTACCTTATTATTGCAAGTAAGGAACACACTATCAGGCAAAAGCGATTTGTTGCCAATGTGGAGAATGCTTATGATGTGGAGTTGTGCCAACACTATCGTCATCCTGACGAATGTGGTGCTTGTGCCCAACTTGCTATGCTTGCTGTACCTGATCTCGTTGATGCAGATTCCGATGATGAGAACAGTGAGTCCGAGGTTCCTGACCTCGTTGCTAGGCTTGATGCCCAGGGTGGTGATGAAGATGATGAAGATGTTCCGTCTGATATTTCTGATTCAATCAACATGGATACTTATTGCCAGTACAAACCTCTATCTCAACTCGTTAGTGAGTGGTATGAGGAGCGTAAGCCTAAGGTTGCTATTGAAGCGATTAAGGGTGCGGCTCAGAGTTTTGTTGATATTTATAATGAATACACCAATGAAATTGTTAATTCCATTGTAATCGGAGGAGTTGCTATTGGTGCCATTGTTTTGGCAATCAAGGCATTTAAGAGTTTTTCGAAGCTCCAACACGCTCTTTCTGACCAAAGTGGGGTTACATCTGCCGAGGTTATGCCGTACTCCATGGATGAGTTGGATAATCCTTGGAAGACTATCAAGCGAACTGCGATTCCGCGTTCAAGCGCGAGTAGCACAACCTCTACGGATGAACTTTCGGATAAGATCCAGAAGAACATTCAGAGGTGTCGTGTTATTTGGCCCGATGGTCGTCGTAAGATATGTATGATGTTTCCGATGCGTGGATCCTCTTGGGTCCTACCGTCGCATATGCTCCCTAAAGATGACGAGGAGTACATCATTGAGAACATTCGTCCTGATCTCAGGGTCCTTGATAGGGTCATTCGAGAGAAGATTAGTTCTAGAGATTTTGTTAGAATTAATAAGGATTTGACTTTGGTCAATCTTTCTTCTGGTGGGACAATTCCTAACTTGGCCAAATTTTTGCCGAGCGGACCTCCTAAGAATGGTTCTAGTATCGCCGCGTTTCTGCATGAAATGCCAAAGACTGCAGACATTACCAATCGTTATCTAATTAAGATCGGCAATTTTAAGGAGTACCAAACATCGAGCACTAAGTTTGATGGATTTGATTACCACCTACCCATCGAGACCTATGATGGTCTTTGTGGAGCGCCTGTTATTACATGTTCTGCCCAATTGGTTGGGTTCCATCTTGCAGGAGACGGAACATATGGCGCTGCCGGTTATATGGACAGTATCGAATTCGAGAGAGCTTTTGTTACTCTCAATCGACAAGTCCTCGTAGCACATTCTGCTGGCACAATGCAGACAGTTCAGTTTGGAAAGGATTTTACCCCGACCGCTGATATTCCTGCTAAGCATTCAGTTCGTTTTATGACTGAAGAGGAAGGCCGAGAACCCAGTTTGGAAATTTTCGGTGCTCATAGCTTGGGTGTGCCCACTTTTAGATCCGATGTTCGTACCTCACCAATTTCCGAGGATGTTGCAGAAATAATGGGTCTTGAGAGGGAACATGGCAAACCAGATAAGAGAAAGATCTGGAAGCATTGGCAGAGGGATTTACACTCAATTGCTCACACTCGTGGTGACTTTGAACCTGGACCTTTTGTTCGTGCATACGATGATTTAGATGCGCGTGTTAAGCAAGTAATTGCTATGCACCCTAACGAAATGTGCTTTAAGCCTTTGAGTTGGCATCACACTATTAATGGCATTAACGGTGTCAAGTGGATTGATCGTATCAATACGAAGTCTTCGATGGGATTTCCAATTAACAAGAGTAAATCTGAATTTTTGGAGCCCGTTTTGGAAGAAGTTCTCGGGGTTGCAGAGCCCGTAGATTTCAACGATCCAGAGGTATTACAGTACTTTTTGGAAGCCGAAGAGATTTATTCCGATGGGGAGAGAATTTATGCCGTTCACCGCGGCAATCTGAAGGATGAACCTACTAAGTTCACGAAGAATAAGATTCGTGTTTTTGCAGGGTCTCAGGTAGTATTTACATTGTTAGTACGTAAGTATTTCTTGCCCGTGGTCAAGTTTATTCAAGATCATGGACTCGAACTCGAGTGCGCAGTGGGAATCAATGCCTTTGGTCCAATTTGGGAAGATGTCACGCAGTTGATTACCCAGCACGGAGCTGATCGTATGATTGCAGGCGATTACAAGGCCTTTGATAAGACCGCTTCTGCTAAGGCGATGATGAGCGGTTTCGGAGTCTTGATTAGTATTGCCGAAGCGGCCGGATATTCCGACCGCGACCTAACAATTATGGCTGGTATTGCCACTGACGTTTGTTACCCTCTTTATGAGTTCAATGGTGTCATGTTGCAGGCTTTTGGATCTAATCCTTCAGGCCACCCGCTTACAGTTGTTGTGAACAACTTGATGAACAGCCTCTATCTACGATATGCTTATTATTCATTGCACCCCGAGCCAGAGGTGCCTATGTTTCACACTAGGGTCGCTGCATTGTGTTATGGTGATGACAATGTCATGAATGTCGCAAAGACTGAGACAAAGTTTAATCACACAGCAGTTGCAGCTGTATTGGCAGAGGCTGGTATTACATATACGATGGCGGATAAGACTTCTGAGTCTATTCCGTTAATTTCCCTTGATCAAATTAATTTCTTGAAAAGGGGATTTCGTTATGAGCCCGCGTTGAAGAGACATGTTGCCCCAATTGAGGAAGCATCTATCTCTAAGATGTTGCATAATATTCGCGGTGACGGAGCTCCCGATACCGAAGTTGCGATGAATGCCTTATATACAGCCAATCGTGAGTATTTCCTACATGGTCGCGAGGTGTTTGATGTTAGACACTCGCAGCTGGAACGAGTCGGAGTTAAGAACTTCGACCCGCTTTTCAGTTTACCATCGTGGGATGCCCTTGTTGACGAATTCTTGGAGGAGGATGTCACAGTTTATGGGCCTCACAAACAAGAGGCGTGTACCCTTTCCGCTCAGAGTGGAGAGGAGAGTCCATCGGATATTTCAGCAGTAACCTCAATTTCTTCTCAGCAGATTGTTTTTGGTTGTGAGGATGAGGATATGCTAACTGATTATGTCACGATGATGATCGATTACAAACCCATTTATAGGAATTATAGATTTCTTGGGTTAGGTGAGTTCGATCTGGTTTATGGCGTTTTTAAGCACGGTCATTTCGTGTGTAATGTTAATATTGAAGTCAAGACTCTTTATGCGGGTGCGCAAGGGTCAAAGATTTCCCGTCTTAGGGCTGTTATTAAACAGGCGAAGAAGTATGGTAAAATCCTGCATCTCGTCCGCAATCAGCCTGTCGTTAGCTGTGTCTTCACAGAGCGAGGACTAGAAGTAGTCAAACTTTATGGAGAGTTGAAGGGTTCGTCGCGCAAGTTTGTTGCGTACGATTTTCTCGGCACTGTCGGGAACCCTGATGCATATTATCAGCAATTGAGTTTCCTTTAAGGGAACTCTGCCCCCGTGTGGGAGGGGCTTTATAAATATCCCAGCTCGCGTTAAGGATATCGCGAGTTTGAATGCTAAAATCCTTCGGTGTGCTTTTATAACGCACAGTCTTAGTTGGAGTTCCTATAACCTCCTGTGCTGTGGACAGATTGACACACCGTATGCCTTGTACATTATTTAGTGTAGGTTTGGCAAACCGAAAAATTTAGGCTCTCTGGTTCGGCAATGACGCTTGCTGAATACATGAATAAATAAATATGCGTTACTACTTTTTCTAATATATATAATAATTTATGTAATTTCATTGGTCTATCGAATAGCGAAGATCAAGAGTATGTTCTCGTTCCTCAGTCTGGAGAGGAGCGGCACGCGTTTACGATCACACCTTCGGGTAAGGATTATAACGCTGAGAACGTTAGTTTCCAGGATAAGAATATTGCATATCACTACGAGATCGAATCGAGCATGGACGCAACACGCAGTGTTGCTGATATGAACGACGCTGATCTCGGCAGTTTCTTTGAACGTCCTATTAAGATCGCATCATTTGATTGGGGAGTTGGTACGAGTCTTTTCGAAGATTTTGATCCGTGGTCGCTGTATTTTCAGAACCCACGTGTCATCAATCGTATTTCCAATTTTAATAATATGCGAGCCAATCTTAATTTAAAGGTGATGATAAATGGCAACGGATTCTTTTATGGAAGGGCACTGATGTCATATCAGCCGTTGTCACAAGATGATCAAGCTACGCGTAATCGAGCTTTGATCCCACAAGATTTGATAGCCGCTTCACAACGGCCACATATTTATATCGATCCCACTTATTCCACAGGTGGTTCGATGACTTTGCCCTTCCTTTGGATTCATAATACTTTGAGCATTCCACTCACGCAATGGACTCAGATGGGTAGAATTAATTTACGATCCCTGAATGGTCTTAAGCATGCAAATGGAGCTACAGAACAAGTCACAATTTCTGTTTTTGCTTGGGCATCTAATGTCAATTTGAGTGTCCCGACGTCTACTGACCCGGGCTCTCTTGTACCACAAGCTGGTGATGAATACGGTGATGGACCTGTTAGCAAGCCTGCTTCCGTTTTGGCTCGGATGGCAGGTGCTCTAGTCAAAGCTCCAATCATAGGAACTTATGCTCGTGCGACTGAATTAGCTGCTTCTACAGTAGCAGATGTTGCGCGTTTGTTTGGCTATTCACGGCCAAATGTTATCGATCCGAGTATGCCCACGGTGATTCGTCCTGTTGGGAATCTTGCTAATGTTAATGTCGATGATACAGCCCTTAAGCTGGCTTATGACGTTAAGCAGGAGCTTTCGATCGACCCTCGGATTACAGGTGTTGGGTCCGAGGATGAGATGGAGATTCGCAGTATTGCGATGCGCGAGTCTTATCTCTGTCAGTTCCCTTGGTCCACTTCGACTGGGCCAGAAGCTTTATTGTGGAATTCAGTCGTTTCGCCAAATTTATATGACACAACTTCAGCTGGTGGTGAGTTTCATCTCACACCAGCTGCACACGTGGCATTGCCTTTTAGGTTTTGGCGCGGTTCTATGGAATTTCGTTTCCAAGTTGTCGCGTCTAACTTTCATAAGGGCCGTTTGGCTGTTTCTTATGATCCTTACTTTCACGAGACTTATGAGTATAATACTCAATACACTCATATCGTGGACATTGCATCTGATAAGGACTTTACTGTTAAGATTGGTTGGGGTTCCCCATTAGCCTATCTGCAGTGTCGTGACCCGGCAACGAATTCGTTTCCATGGTCCACGACCCAGCTCACTGCACCTAATTATTTGTTTAATAACGGTTTTATTGCGGTGCGTGTTCTTAATGAACTTACGTCCCCAAATTCTACCATTAACAATGATGTAGCAGTGAATGTTTTCGTAAAGATGTGTGATGATTTCGAAGTTGCAGTTCCAAATGACAACTTTCGATTTTACAGTTATTTTCCACCACCAGTAGGCGGTCTGTTGGAAGAACCTCCGTTGGAAGAGCCTCAGTTGGAAGCGCAAGCTGGAGAAGACGAGGCAAATGCTGAAGATACACCAGAACCATCGGTCCCTGTCTCATCACTAGTTGCTGCCGATATGGCAGCTTGTTTGGATCCCTCTGATATGATGACAAGAGTGCACTTTGGCGAAGAAGTCACATCTATAAGATCACTCATGAAGAGATATAATTTTTACGGTATTCATGGTCCTCCTTTGAACAATGCTTCCTATGTGGAGAGGAGGCATAAGGACTTTCCGTTATATAGGGGGTTCGCCCCTAATGGAGTACATTCGAACCAAACTCCAAGTTTAGTTAACTATTATAAGATGACTATGATTAATTGGTTCACTCCGTGCTTTACGACTGTACGAGGTGGTTTGAGATGGAAATATCACTACCTTAATGCACGTAATACTATGGCACTTTTGGGTGTTCGTCGAGAGGATGTACCAGGAGGCCCGGCGGAGGTACTCACTTCTATCATTGGCCCAGCCTTTGATTCTATGAGTGGCCTCAATAGTTATGCACAAGCGCAGTTACCTGGGTTAAACCCAGGAGCTGCTGAAACGAATACGATTGTTGATCCCTGTGTTGAAGTGGAGCTTCCATTTTATTCACAGCGTCGTTTCGTTGCTGCACGTAATTTACAACCCAACAATAACGCCAGTTGGGCATCACACACCGTTTATTCCACGTGGAATCAGCCAGTACCTCAGGGTGTTGATCCTGTTCCCATGTTGACGGCAAGTTATATCAGAGAGTTGGTTGCTGTGGGAGAAGATTTTTCATTAAACTTCTACCTATCAGTACCTCCTATTTGGTTTGTGGTAAACTTAGGACCCCCGCAGTAATGCGGTTCCTATTATAAGGCATTTACTCAGTTTAGCCTATATTTAAAACTGAGAAATCTACTGAGGAGACCCAGTAGTGGTACGATTTTAGCCGTTTGAGGCGTTTGAATCGTGGCCGTAGCTATGCTACAGCACTGTTGCTTATTAAAGCTTAAGACATTTTTATATTGTTCGGTGCCGTAGCACCCTACAAGAAATTTTTGGTCTCAAGTTTAACAGCGATAAGTGTAACCCTTTTAGTATTTTGCGGCTCCTTTAAGGTCCCCATACAGCTTCATCCGGAAGTCAGGCCTGAAATTACCGTAAACGTCATCGCAGAAGCATAACTCCCATGAGTTCGACGGATCCCTGGCTTCAGAAGGTTCCGCCTCATAACCTTGAGGCGGAGCAGTCTATTCTGAGCGCC